GGAGGACGCAATAGAAGGTATTGCCGCTGGTGATATTGAGGCAACCATCGACTCCGAGGGTGATGTTCACCTTCGGAGAATTCGTTGATCTAGGAGAATTCGTTATGGCTACAGTACGATTTAGTGACGAGTTGAAAAGCCGGATTATTGGTAATGCGAAGGGTCTGCACGCGAAGAATGTCAATAGGGCAGAAGAAGCCTACCCCGAAAACTGGGGTGATAGGCTCTACGATCTGATGTTCCGCAATACCACGGTGGTGATGGATGCCCTACCCAAGGGGTATTTTGCGATGCGAGACTCGCTTCGGATCGAGGGGTTCGGTGGGGATGAGGACCGCACTATTGAGCTAAAGTTATCCAGCGAGAAACCGTGGCCTCATGAAACACCCGCTGATGCTAGCACCGGCGTTACTGTCGGGGGGCGCTCTTATTATGGCGGTATCAGGCTTGATCCTACTGACGACAGGTGGGATGACTTCAAGACTGAGTACAACACGTTCCTCAGCAACTACGAAACTGCTGTGAAGCAACAGATTGATTTCGTAGACGGTGTTAGACAGGTGCTCCGTGTCTACAGCACCTTGGGACCAGCGCTTAAAGCGTGGCCTGCTCTTTGGGACTTGATCCCTGAGGATAAGAAGAGACGGCACCGCGAGATAGTTGAGAAGCGTTCTCGCTCTGCTCCTACTAATGAGATGGGTGAAGCTATTGACCTCAACTCGTTGACGGCAATCGTTGCTGCTGACAAGCTGACGCGGGGTGGCTCCGATGAGTAGGCGTTGGCAGAAAAAGCAGACATTCAGCAGCCGCAATTATGTGTTTGGGTCCTATGCGATGTTCGTGGAGGACTACAAGAAGTGTCGTGATAATTCCTTCGGGCGTCCTGTCAGAAAGTGGTGTAGGACATACCTTGTTGGTACGGATATTGAGATACGGATGACCCCGCCGTACTGGAGACATTCGGAACCAGATAAGGTTCCGTTATGTCGGATACATCCTGACAACACCATCACGTTTATCGCTTCTGTAGAAGAAGTTCTGAGGAACAGTCAATCGCTATCCTTTTCGTTACACAGGTTGATTAGGTTTAGTCTTACGCGGTGGAAAAAGGGCGTCTACCGCATAGGGGGGACGGAAGTAGCTGCTCGGATAACTAATGAGGCAGAAGTTCGAGGTGCTGGATACTCTACGCGCCAACCGCATCGAATTCGGGGGTATCGTGCTGGATGGCAATGGTTAGCTAATGAGGCTCCGCAGTATTTCCAAGGTATTCGCTTCGATATGAATACCGGTGAGTGTCTTAATGCTATACCGGATACCGTACGAGAAGTTATCCCAGAGATGCGTACCGAGTGGCTGAGATGCTTGCGGCGGTACAAGCGGGGCTTGAAGGCCAGAGCTAAGATCGGTGCGCTAAGTGGGTATGCAGAGAGTACTATGACGGCTCGGGCAGGGAGATACATGTCCATGCGTTTCTCCGTTGGCTACCAAATTTGGGATGTTGAATTCCTCCATGATCTCCTAGAATGTATGAAGTCAGAAACTTATCCTGAGCATATACTGACAGCCTTCGTGAAATCAGCTCCAAGCAAGTGGAAGGCTACGGAGATAACACCAGTCGATATAATGGATGCTGTGGACAAAACATTTAACACCCACAGCAAAGCCTTGAGAGAGCAGTACGGAGTCTTCGGTGAAGTGCTGCACAAAAAAGAATGAGTACCCAAGGCGACCTCAGAAAGATGTTAAAAGGCGCGAAGAAGCGTGGTTGGAGGGAGCTACCACTATCCAAGGGCGCTCATATCCGACTAGAATGGACGAATGGGAGGCGGATAACTATCTCCGCAACGCCCAGTGACAGCCACGCTATCCGTAATATGATAGGAGATATGCGGAGAGTCGAACGACAATAAAATAAAAGACTTGACGCCGGTGTAGGGTTAACCTTACATTGGCGTCAAGTTTACTAGGAGATCACATGAAAACCAGCGAACATACCAACGAACACGGCATCCGGGTAACTGAGCATATCTGTGAAACCTGTGGTGTCTATTTTTCGTTAACTCCGGGCAGTGATGATTGGCCCGATTGTTTGGGCGATGATTGCGCCAGCTATGACCCGGATCGCGAAATTGATGTAGACGAGTTGAAACTGCCCACCGGGCCACGAAGAATAATTCACTAATGCCGAGGCGTCTAGGAGAAGATAGTGACAGTTATAGTCTGGGATGGTCATACCCTCGCTACTGATGCCGCCGCAACGGACGGCAAAGCCTTATGGAAAAGCCAGAAGGCATGGTACTGCGATGACCCAGTTAATAACGTACCGGTGATAATATCCGGTGCCGGCCCACTCCAAACCATCCTCGAAATGCGCGACTGGTTCCAGTCTAGCGCTCTCCCCAACGAGTTCCCACAAGTCCAACTCTCGCCACAGTTTTGCCATTTTGTTGTCATTTATGCCGCATCAGGTCTGTCCCGATGGGAACAAGGTCTGTTTCCTATCCGTCACGGGAGGGATCAGTGTGCGTTTGGGGAGGGTAAGGAATTCGCTTATGGCGCGTTGGCTATGGGTGCCGATGCAAAGCGGGCAGTTGAGATAGCAATTGATTATTCCCCTCACTGCGGACATGAGGTCCGTACATACAGCTTAGGAGAAGATGGTGAAGACAGGCAAGAAATTTAATCTCGCAATTACAGCGATCCAGAAGCATCCTAGAAAGAAGTACATGAATGTTAAGGCATTAGCTAAACAGATAGGTGTCTCCGTTCACACAGTCTACGATGCGCGTAAATACCTTAACGAGGACGTTTTCGGTGTCGTTGGTGGCGGCGCGACCATAGAGATGATCAGCGGAAACGCGGTTGATGCGTTAACGAAGTGGGCCAGCCCTGATACAGACATACAGAAACTTGTTGTAGAGAAGAACAAAACATACGGGCATCCCCTCGATAACTTCCGCCGGGCTAATGCTGCCCTCGTTGTGATTGATGAGTGCAAAGATGTTGAGGTCCGTCATGCATTAACAATGCTGTGGCTCAAGATCACCCGCCTTGTTGAAACCCCCGACCACTTTGACTCCATTGAGGATCTCAAAGGTTACGCCGAAACTATACACATGATCCATGCTGAAAGGAAGAAAAGATGCTAATGACTTGTGAATTACAAGTAGTAAAGCTCTCCGAAAACCCGGCCCAGCCTTGGGCGATAGCCACTAGGTTCGACACTGGGGAAAACGTATTAGTGCCCCACCGCTGGCAAAGCCTGTATAATTTTGCACTGCTAGATAGGTTTGAGGCAGAGGTCTGTCCAGACCCCAAGGGTTTTATCGTGGTAAATGTAACTAAGCTACAATTACCCCCACCCCCTCCCCCTGCTCCTGCTCTTGTTGCTCCTGTTTCTCCACCTCCGTTCCCTCCTGCTCCTGCTATCAGTGAGCCGGAACCAGAAGCTGGGCCTACTCTAGAGGATTATGCAGCAGCAACAGCCGTTGCAGAACAAGTTGTGCAGAAACCAAAGCCTAGCCAGACAGCACTAGGATCGTGGCAGCATACCGATGGTGATGGTAAGAAGGTGCCACTTAAGGGCACTAGGAAATATGCTATCTATAAATTGCGGACAGTTAAGAGAAGGGCAGAAGCTGCGATTGCTGCGGTTGATGAGTTCTTTGATGAGTGTTTTGATGTGAAGTACCTACCGGATGAGCCTGAACCCATCATAGACTCAAGCCCACAGGGTACTGACGGCCTCGCCAAGGAGATCACTAATCTCATGGACGAAGCGGTGAATCTCAGGGAGAAAAGCGGTGGATGATTAAGTGACAACGCTAAAATTACATACGGAAAAGATAGATCATACAGCCCCGCCAGAAGGTGTTGTCAGTCTCAGTCTAAATAACAAGACCCCGCTGAGTAGGTCCGCTGGGAAACTTTCGTTTGCTTGTCCCATTTGTTATCTTGTTTTTGAGCGCTATGCATGTTGGGCTAAGCGCGTGAATGTGAATTACTGTAGCCGTGAGTGCGCTTGTGAAGGGCGCAAGGTGCGGGTGCATACTAACTGCGTGGTATGTGGTGCAGATATGGAACAGATGCCAAGCAACCTAGGTAGGGTAGTTACTTGTGGAAAGCTATGCTCAAGCAAGCGGCGGCAGAGCGACACACCGCACCCTAGAAATTTCATTGTTTATAAAAAGGCAATCAAACTAATAGCTAAGCGGGAGGTTTGTAGTCGGTGCGGAGTGCGATCTGGCCCTTGGATAGTTCGGGATATTGAGTCAGAGTTTGACGATGGTCTGTTAGACGTAGACGCATCTGCGGCGAGTCTGTGGTGTCAGAGATGTCACCTTACGGATACTGGGCCAGGGGGTGGACGCGCAAGGCAGAGACAGAGAAAAGCGAGAGGGTATTAACTGATGGGCATAGCAGACGCAGGACTACCATCCAGAGCGCGTACATTCTGTAAGAACTGGGCATACTTTGCGGGGCAAGAGATCAAAACCTTAGAGCAACTCGCTGAGCTTAGTAGGATTGATATACTACTCATGCCAAATTGTGGGCGTAAGACCCTAGCCGCTATGGAGAAGGTGCTACAGGACAACGGGCTAGAATTTAGACCATGGAAAGAAGCAGATGGACCTCGTAACTATCGATTTTGAGACTTTTTACGATAGGGGCTACTCCCTGTCGAAGCTAACGACAGAGGAGTATGTACGCTCTGATTTGTTTGAAGTGATAGGTGTTAGCGTCAAGGTCAACGGTAATCCCACCGACTGGTACACTGGGTCTAATCCCGGCACGTTCCTCAACTCGTTGGACTACAGCGATAAAGCTATACTATGCCACAACACCGTGTTCGATGGGGCCATTCTCTCATGGATATTTGGTATCAAGCCTAAGTTCTGGTTCGATACTCTCTCAATGGCGCGGCCTCTCCACCATGCGAGAGTTGGCGGTTCGCTCAAAAACCTAGCCTCCTACTACCACCTCGGTAAGAAGGGCGATGAAGTTCTTGATGCTATAGGCAAACGGCGCAAGGACTTCACCCCGGCAGAGATAGCGGCATATGGTAGGTACTGCGTCAATGACACTGACCTCACCTACGAGTTATTCAAAAAACTCAAAGTGGGTTTCCCCGTATCGGAGTTGATGGTCATTGACCAAACTATCCGCATGTATACCGAGCCGCAGCTCGAGCTGGACAGGACACGCTTAGAGAAACATCTTGTAGCGGAGAAAGCCCGCAAAACGGCGCTGCTTAACAAGCTAGGTAATGGTGATCCAGAGGAAGCCAAGAAGACCCTCAACAGCAATGTAAAATTCGCTGCCCTCCTCTCTACTCTAGGCTTGGAGGAGATCCCGCATAAACTCAGCCCTACCACAGGCAACTCCACCTTTGCGTTCGCTAAGACCGACCAAGGGATGAAGGATTTATTGGATCATAAGAACCCCGCCATAGCTGCGGTGGCAGAGGTGCGCCTCGGTGTGAAATCCTCTATTGAGGAGACTCGTACGGCCCGCCTGGTAGAAGTTTCCAAACGCGGCCCCCTCCCTATCATGTTGAACTACTACGGAGCGCATACTGGGCGTTTCTCAGGTGGTGATAAACTCAATTTACAGAACCTCCCCTCTCGCAAGAACAATGCTATCCGGCGCTCTATCTGTGCGCCCGATGGTTATAAGTTGATAGCTTGTGATTCTTCTCAAATCGAAGCTCGATTACTGGCTCACTTCGCTGGGCAGGAGGACTTAGTTCAATCTTTCCGCGAAGGCCGCGATGTCTATAGCGAGTTCGCTTCAGCCGTCTATGGTAGGAAGATAACCAAAGCTAACAAAGTTGAGCGGTTCGTTGGCAAAACCTGTATTCTCGGGTTAGGTTACGGCATGGGGCATGTAAAGTTTCGTGATACTCTACGGATGCAGGGTGAAATAATTATAGAGGAGCATGAAGCTAAGCGCATTGTCTACTTATATCGTAACATGTTCCCTATGATATCCAAGTTATGGACGCGTTGCGACACTCTTATCAATGAGTTGCTGAGCGGTGGGAGCGGCATGATAGCTGGGATTATATCATATGATAACAAAGGTATTCAGCTTCCAAATAAGCTGCGGTTCAAGTATAATGCACTGCGTCACACCAATGACGGCTTTGAGTATATTGCTGATGCCCGTCAGTTCCGTAAGTATGCCGCGGAGCGAGTCTCTGGCGCAGATCAGGGCATATCATGGACTAAAATCTATGGTGGCAAGGTGGTTGAGAACATTACCCAGGCACTAGCTCGTATTATAATCACCGATCAGATGGTTGTCATTGGGCAGCGTTGGCCGGTAGTGTTCCAAGTACACGATGAGAACATCATATGCGTCGCTGATGATCAGGTGGCCTTAGCACAACAAGATATAGAGAGTGTGATGTCTGCGCCGCCGGCATGGGCGCCTTCGCTACCAATAGCCTGTGAGTCAGGTGTTGGGGCTAACTACGGAGAGGTGAAATGACCTGTAAATACTTTGTCAGGCCGTTCGGCTGTGGGCACCCTATCGTGCTAATTGATAGAAGTAGGCGGGCGCAGCACCTTGATGACGAAACTTGGTGTACCGACTGCATGATGCGCAAAGAAACAGAGGACGAAATTATGGAGCAGGAAAATGGCTGAACCAACGCAAGTGGATCATGAGATTGAATTGGCGCAACGGGATGAACTTATATCTACACTCCTGACCTTGCTTGATCTAATCGAAGTTAAGGAAGATTGGACATTAACTGAGCAGCGGTTTGAAATTATGGAGGAGTACGGAACGTGGACCGTCAAAGGCGAAACCAGCAGCGAAATCCATTAGCGGGAGATAACTATGCCAACTAAACACCCACACGCTAAGAATTGCTCGGCCTGTGGCAAGCGGAAAACGTACTCCATGTTTGCTCGTAACAGTAGGACAGAGGATGGGCTGATGCATAAATGCCGCCTATGTATGATCCCCAGGAAGAAATTGCAGATAGATATGAGGGGAATGCTTAGTGGATAAGCCTCTCACCCACTCGTACTCTGCACTTAACCAGTTTGAAAACTGCCCCAAACAGTACAAGTTGCAACGCATTACCAAGGAGGTAAAGCCCAGTTTCGGCGAGGCCAGCATGTATGGTACTCGCATCCACGAACAGCTTGAACTTAGGCTTAAAGGCGAAGCTGCACTACCGGAAGAGAGTGCTAAGTATGAGCCGCTTGTACGAGCGTTCGAGTCACTCCCAGGGGAACTTCTTACAGAACAAGAGATGACCCTCAACGCTAAGCTGGAGCCTACTGGGTGGTGGGATGATGACGCATGGTTTCGTGCTAAGATCGACGTGCTTGTGCTTAATGGCTCAGCTGCTGTAATGGGCGATTGGAAAACTGGTAAGCACAGGCCTAATTATTCCCAGTTAGAAATTTTTGCTGCCCAGATATTCAAGCACTACCCAGATGTACAGCGGGTAAAGGCATCGTTTGTATGGCTCAAGGATATGATAATTGACTATAGGGTGTACCAGAAAAGCCAAGAAACTGCTCTCTGGAACAGGTTGATGAGAGATATACATCGGGTGGAGGCTGCCCTCGAAGAGGACAACTGGCCCGCTAAGCCCAGCGGTCTGTGCCCTTGGTGCCCAGTAGAATCTTACCACTGCGAGTTCAGACAAAAATAAAACTTGACACTGGTGTATAGTTAGGATTATAAGATGGGTATGACACCCGAAGGCAAAATTAAAAAGAAACTGGACAAGATGCTTAAGTCTAAGGAGTACTTGTTTTCTTTTCCCCCCCAAGCTGGGCCGTTCGGCTCAGCCGGTATCCCAGATAGGGTAGTATGCTGCCAAGGTAAATTCCTTGGTGTTGAGTGTAAGGCTGATGCGAAGAAGCCACTCACGGGGTTGCAGCTTAGGGCTATGAGGATGATTGAGGCAGCAGGTGGTGCCTTCTTTTTAGTTTATGATGATGTGACTATCGCAGAAGTGGAGGCTTGGATAGATGCTAGTAGTTGAAGAGGCCAAAGCTTTAGCCCTCAAGCTTGACCGCCCAGAACGTGTTCTAGAGTGTATCCCCACGGCGCAGCAGCTGACATATAACGGTACTAAGTTGGTTATCCTGCCTCACAAGTCCGATGAAGTACGCATTTTGCGGAATCTCGGAATCAAAGCCCCCGCACCTATTCTCCACTATTATGATTGGCCGGGCAGCTTCATCCCCTACTTACATCAACGCCAGACTTCTGCGTTCCTCACCATGAATAACCGCGCTCTAGTTCTCAACGAGATAGGTACTGGCAAGACGCATAGCGCTCTGTGGGCAGCTGACTACCTAATGAAACAAGGGCTGGTGAATAAAGTACTTATAATCTCCCCCCTCTCCACCCTGGAGCGCGTGTGGGGTGACGCAATCTTTAAGGAATTCCCGCACCGTACTGGTGTTACTCTCTACGGGACGGCGGAGCGTAGGATGAAGCGGCTACATTCTGAGGCAGACTTCTACGTCATAAACCATGACGGGTTCGGTATTATTTCCGACGATTGCCACGGGATGTTTGATCTAGTCATCGTCGATGAGGCTGCTGTCTTGCGCAACCCCTCCACAACACGTTTCAGATTGTTCCGCAGGTGGCTTGATGAGAATGATACAGTGCGCCTTTGGCTGATGACAGGTACTCCGACTCCCAACGCACCCACTGATGCGTGGGCACTAGCCCAACTAGTGGGAAGCCCTTATGTCCCGCGCACTTTCACTGCGTTCCGCGATCAGGTTATGGAGCGGTTCGGGCAGTATGCCTATCTACCACGGCCTAACAGTATTCATACTGTGCAAAACATATTGCAGCCAGCGGTGCGTTATACCCGGGACGAGTGCTTCGACTTGCCCGACACGGTATTCCAAACACGCGAAGTCGCCCTCTCTAAGGAACAGAAGAAACATTACGACAAGATGATGAGAACCTTCATTACAGAGGCCGACAATGGCGAACAGATCACCGCTGTTAATGAAGCAGTTAAGCTCCAGAAATTAGTGCAGATTGCCTGTGGCGTGGCGTACAACGATGCGGGGGAGAATGTGGAGCTTAATTGCAAACCGCGCATCGCTGCTACAATTGAGCTTGTAGAAGAAGTTGGAGGCAAGACAATCATTTTCGTACCGCTGACGGGCACTCTCCATATGCTAGAGCGCGAACTCAGCAAGCGGTGGGCGATAGAAGTGGTCAACGGCGCGGTGTCTACACGCAAGCGCAATATAATCTTTAACAATTTCCAGAACGAAGTTGACCCCAAAATTATTTTAGCGCACCCAGCGACGATGGCTCATGGTCTAACCCTAACCGCTGCGTCCACCATCATCTGGTATGGGCCGATTAACAGCAACGAGCAGTACACTCAGGCCAATGGCCGGATAGAACGTATTGGTAAGCGCTTCACTTCAAATGTGGTGCATATCGAAGGGACAGCTGTGGAACGGGCTATATACAAGCGGCTCCAGAATAAGCAAAAGCTGCAAGGCTTGTTACTCGATTTAATCCAACAGGAAACGGAGAACTAGGAGATGAGTGAACCAGCTATTGACGACGTGATTTCCACGTACATCACTCTGCGTAGCCAGAAGGAGGCTATAGAGGCAGAGACTAAGGAACAAGTTGCTGGCATTAAGGAGAAGCTAAGTAAGCTGGAGGTATGGCTGCAAGCCAAGGCCGACGAGACTGGGGTGAAGTCCTTCAAGACGGATGCCGGTACGGCTTTCCTGACTACCAGTGACTTCGCTAGTGTCGGCGACTGGGATGTTGTTCTCCAGTTTATCAAGGAGAATGATGCGTACGATATGCTAACCAAGAAAGTTAGCAAAGTTGCTGTGCGTGGGTACATCGATGCGAATGGTGCTGTACCCGCTGGGGTAAACTTCGGGACCAAGTTGGGTGTCAGTGTACGCCGCCCAGCGAAGAAGGTGGCGTGATGTGGAACGAAACCCCCATAATGAAAGTCTACACTATTGAGAATGGGTTTCTCTTAGAGTTCGGCAACGGCGAAGATGAGCCAGTCACTCTCATCTACGCCAAGGATGAGAGAGGTGTGGCTGATCAGATCATCGCGCAAAGAGCCCGCTTAGTACTTCAAAGCGAGATGTTCTCGGAGAAAGAAATGGGCCCGGAACGAGTACTATAGGAAGGAGAATACCAATGCCCGGAATAGCAATATTACTACTTTTGGCACTGCTCGCCGCATGTTCCACGGGGGAGCAAGAGTTCATCGAAGCCGTAACGGAGGACCGCGCTGCTGGGGCAAAATGGCACTTCGTGGGGCCAAGTGATCTGGACCCAACAGCCAAGGCATTGCCATTACAGTGCGTCGATTCCGATACCGATGAAATCTGCGGCAAGCCTTTTATACTCTTCAAACTAAAATTTCCGAAATAGAAACCGCTCACAATAGGAGATATTTATGAGCCACGATATAGTACCATACGAAACAGAAATACCTGCCCACCTAGCCAGTCGCGTTGGTCAGCCATCTGCGCTGGCTGAGTCGATGAGTGGTGGGATTACTAGTGGGGCTGAGTTCCCGCGCATTTCGATCAAGGGCGCACGATTCCGCACCATTGAGGGTGGCGTGGAGGAGGTTCTTCCAGATACCTCTCTAGAAGTTATCGTAGTTGGCGCGAACCCTGGCATCTCGAAGGCGTGGTATGCCACGGCGTGGAATCCAGACTCGGAGCCTTCCGCTCCTGATTGCTTCACTATGAATGGCATCGTACCTGACCCGGATAGCAGTCAGCCGCAGAACGACTTGTGTGCAAGCTGCCCGCAGAATGCATGGGGTTCCCGCATAACGCAGCAAGGCACTGAGATTAAGGCTTGTTCCGATAAGAAGCGCCTCGCAATTGTCGCAGCAACTGATCCAACTGGCCCGGTCTACCTCTTGGAAGTAACGCCAGCCGCACTCAGTGGGCTGAATGTATACAACAGGGAACTGAAGACGCGGCATATCCCGCCGGACATTATTAAAACAATCATCTCTTTTGATACAAAGGCGTCTTTCCCGAAACTTACTTTTGGTTTTGGCGGTTATATAGATACGGAAGTGCAGCCTATTATTGAGAAGCTTTTCGGAAGCGACAAAGTGAACGAGATCATTGGGTTCAATCCCTCTGCTTCCCCGCCTACCGCTGTTGCGCTTCCTGCCCCTGTGAAGACTCCCGAAGCAGCTGCGTCACTTGATGTGGCAATCAAAGAAGAGCTAGCCCCTACGGCTACCTTCGGAAATCCCTCCGCACCCGTAGCAGAACCTGTTGCTGTACCTGAGGCTGTACCTGAGGCTGCCACGACAGAAGCTACATTCGGTAAACCCGCAGAAGCTTCTGCACAAGCGACACCCGCTCCAAAACCTGTTGTCGAGGAACCAGAGCCAGCGCCGGTAGCCGATTCCGTAACTGTAAATCTCGCTGCTGAGATCACCCAGCTAATGGATGAAGTAGCGGATGATGCCCCGGAGGAGACGAACGATGGCTAACCCAGAGTTTTTCACAAGAGTTGAAGCTCTGCGGGCACATATGCTCTTAACTGTCGCTCAGATGGCTAAAATCCTAGGGACCACAAGGGCAACGTATTCCGGGTGGGTAAAAGGAAAGCCCATCCGGACAGCTAACGAAGAGCGTGTACGGACTACGCTCCGCAGAATGATGCAACGCGCAATCAATGAACGCGATTGGCCCCAACCAGAAATCCTCGCGATGGCCTCCGCGCAGAGATTTAATACGTTACTTGAATTAATGAAAGAAGATGCGTAGGGTATTAATGGGGGGCTGACACCCCCTATTAAACCGCGACCCGGGTGATATCATGGACACGCTTAAGTTTTTACAGCATGTTCTTCCTACCGAAGGCCTCTATGTAACAACAGTAATAAACGATGGGGCACCACCCCAACAGGCTTTTTTCGGCACAGTAGAAGAACTTGCTACCAACTGTTTACGCTCCGATAGTTTCGGTAATAACACGTATTATGCTATCTCGTCCTTTCAAGTTAAGGGCAGCAGGAAACAAGAGAACGTCCAGCAAACAAAAGTGCTGGCCCTTGATGTGGACTGCGCTCCGGAGAAGGTAAACCGGATAAATAAGAACGGTGACCCTGAGCCAGATATTGGCTATGCTAACCAGAAGCTGGGCCTCGCAGCCCTCCTCAAATTCCTCATAGATAGCAAGCTGCCTAAGCCGATGATCGTGTCATCAGGCCGTGGGCTCCACGTTTACTGGGTCATGGAGCGCGGGATACAGCCTGAGCAGTGGAAGCCGCTGGCCGAAGGGCTTAAGCAAGCAGTGATCGCCTCAGGGTTTCTCACCGACAATGGCTTGACCGCCAACAACGCCCTGGTGCTGCGGCCTACGGGTACGCACAACCCGAAGAACGGAGCTAAGGTTAAAGTCCTCGGCACGGTGCCAGATCCCACGGACTACACAACTCTCCAGAACATACTAGGCAACGCACAACCGGCACCCGTGCCAGGTCCGGTCACCCAAGTAACAGCGCCGCTCGGTGGGATGAGCGAACGAGCTAGAGGCTTACTAAGTGCAATGAGCCACACTGCGGATTACCAGCCCGCGCTAGCAGAGGTGGTGCAGTCCAAGTGCGCACAGATAGAGTGGGCCGTGGCCAACCCAGCCAAAGTCCCGGAACCACTGTGGTATAATATAATTGGGGTAGCCGCCTTCTGTGTTAACCCAGAAGATACTGCGAAGCTCTGGAGCCAAGGGCACCCCGCATACAGCGAAACTGAGACACTACGCAAATTAAACCAGTGGAAATCGAACACCACAGGGCCAGCGACCTGCGCTAAGTTTGAGGTAGACCGCCCTAGCGGGTGCAAAGGATGTAAGTTCAAAGGTCGGATTGGCTCCCCTGCTACACTCGGAGTACAACGTACTGCGGTAGCTATATCCGCTGACGCACCAGATGCTGTCGCTACCGAGATATCTCTACCCAAAGGATTCAAGCGGGTACTCAACAAAGAAAAAACTACGGTTATAGTACAGGTGGTGGACGGCACTGATATAGATACATGCCCCTTCGATATTTACCCTATAGGATATGGGCGTGATGAGGCATTGGGATACGAAACTGTCCGATTTAAATGGTTCCGGCTGCATATTGGATGGACAGACCTACGGTTTCGACAAGCCTTTCTTAACGATGATAGACCCGAATTTGGTACAACAATCGCCGATCAGGGAATCGTTCTTCTAGGCAGCAAACAGCTAAAAGGTTTCCAGTATATGCTACGCTCATATATGAACGAACTCCGTAAGGTACACACCATGACTAACCTTCATGGGTCTATGGGGTGGCAAGACGATTTCAAACAATTCGTAATTGGAAACAAGATTTACACCCGACTTGACAATGGCACAGTCACCACACAAGACATTGCGCTATCAGCTGGTACCAACAAGTTAGGACATACCTTATATGGACATAAGGGCACTGTGGAGGGATGGCGGGACGGCACAGCCGTGTTCAATGCGTTGGAGATGCCTTGGCACCTCTTCACGATAATGCAGGGCTTTGGTGCCCCGTTATGGGCACTCACAGGACTCAAAGGGATAACCATATCGCTGCACGGAAAGACCGGTGGTGGTAAATCTTTAGCCCAGGTATGGCAGCAGTCCATATGGGGTGATCCAAGTAAGCTCCACTTCGCAGCTAGGTTCACCGAGAACTCGTTGTACAACAGGTTAGGTGTCTACTGTAATTTACCAATGACTATTGATGAAACCTCCGATTGGAAAAATGAAGAAGTCGGCGCTTTCTGCTACGGCGTTACACAAGGGCAAGACAAGACACGGCTAAACCGCAACTCAGAGGAACGTGATACTAAGGAGTGGGCTACCGTAGTCACGGTCTCCACCAACAAATCATTCATGGGGAAGATGGCCGCTACCGGCTTAGACACGGATGCGCAGATGGCCCGGCTCCTTGAGGTAAGAATTCCAACACACAAACTATTTGACGAAAGTAGTGAAGGTGGCCGTAAAATCTACCACCATGTCCTCTCGAACTATGGTGTGGTTGGCGAGGTGTACATCAAGTGTCTGCTATCTATTGGGGAGGTGGACTTACGAAAACGTATTGCAGACACTATGCAGAACTTCCACAAGATATATAACTTCAAATTTACTGGACCTGAGCGGTACTGGGAAACAGCCTGTGTTCTAGCTCATGTAGGGGCGCAGATTGCATTCGAAGCAAACTTAGTAGCATTCAACTACGAATCTGGTATCCGGTGGGCGCTAGGTGAAATCGAAGCAATGCGGATCTCAGTCAAAGATAACAAGACTGATGGCTTCAAGCTCATACACGAATACCTCAACGAGTTCGCAGCAGACATCTTGACTATTATGCACACGACCAACGGTCAATCCACTATGGATTACAATAAAGTGCCGCAGAAGGATGTAAAAGCGCGGTTCGATGTGTACCGTAAGACATCCCTCGACAAGTTCGACCACGGCACGTTGATGATCGTAGTTAAGACATTCAAACAGTGGGTGTCTAGCCGGGGATTTGACTATGGCATGGTGATCTCTGAAGTGCGGGAACAGGGTATTGACGCAACACCCTCTAGTAAGAGGATATGGATGGGACGTAACACCGGCCTCAAAGTCGGACAACTTAATGTTATAGGTGTAAACCTTAACCACCCAGAATTCCATGGGTACATAGAAGATATCGAGTTGACTGCGAAAGAAATAACTAGGGGCCAGCTGTCGTTAGTCTAGAGGTACGCCCCGGGGATCGAAGCCGTAGAGTTTCATTACGTGCTTAGTGAATTCTTTGTTGGCCTTTGAGGTAGATTTTAAGAACCTAGCTGGTGTGGTTAGCCGCCCTTCCCTAATAGCCTTGACCAACGAACTACTAAATTCGTTTATGAACAGCGGGGATTTACGACCTACTGCTCGGTTGTGCGCACGGACATCCCGCTTAATCCGACGGATCTCAGCACGATTACCTGCGGCATCAGCCCTACGAGCAGCGTCGATAAATCCCCGTTTGAGAGCCTTGGTGTACTCTCCTTGGGATTTACCAAGGCGTACTACATCATTGGCGAGAGTCGCAACCCCTGGGTAGAAACCCAGCATCCGGGTAAGAACCCCCCAAGCCCCAACATCCTTCGCAATGGTACGCCCCCGATGGTCAGTAATGGAGCCATCATGCATGTAGATAAAGCTCTCAACAAAAGACCGAACCGCAGAACTTCCTCCACCTGTGCGCAGAACATCTACGAAAGAGGTTTGATCTTCTCTGAGACCTATGGACTCTGCAATGTATTTTGTAAGTGTTGCACCTGCGCCGACTAGTCCTTTGATAGCTGAAGCTACTGGGCCGAAGATATTCGTCATCTCCCGCCCTGCATCAGCGCCGTGCTTGAACGCCCCCGACCCTGGGAGAAGGTCCCCTTGGCCGAACCGCGTAGAACCTGTTGTAGACGCTGTGAAGTCAAACAAGCCCCGTAAAGCAATCCTTGCGGCAACCCCGGATTCGCTGGGGATTACCCAGTTTGCAAGATCAGCAATTACGACTTCCATATCCCGGGCCT